TCTTCCGTTTGCCTGACGAAGTTAGGAATATTATTAACAAAAGTAGTTTCGGTGTTATCTGTATATTCCTTGATCGCATTTGTTAATTCTGTATAATTCATTTCTTGCTCTTTTTATCTGCGTATAGATTATCAAAAATCTGGTTAACATCCAAGACATAATCTAAATCTGACTTTGAATAGTGAATGTGCTGTGATGGTAGAAAGTCAGGCGCACCCTGACCTGTTTCAAACCACGCAGGATGTGTAACTCTTACTCTGTTATTGGGTAAGGCTACTATGTTTCCTGTCCATTCTCCTGCATCTAACAACTCTAAAACATGACTTTGTTTATGTTGTGCAGGATCATCAGCTATCTCACTATCCGTATAGTCCACAGTAAAATAATATTTAGCAGGGAAAAACTTTCCTCCTATCTTTGCCATCCAAGGGCATGGTGTTGCCCTGTCTAAAACATACACAGCATGGGTTCGGGAGGAACAATCCCACGGCTGTGCGAAGTGAACAGGCATGGGCGTAGCCCAATCTTCAACTGGAGTATCCGCTACTAATGCTGTAATTGGCATCCTAGCCCACATAGCTCCACCATGCACATTTGGATCGTCAGTATCGTCTGACTCGCATCCTGTAAATATGACTTGAAAACTAAGACATCTATTTGGCATACACGTTACCGCTATAGCCATAGCGTGTAAAAACTCACCATGATACTTCTGATGGTTGTGTGTGTACTCTCTTCTAACCCAACATTTGAAGTGAGGTATATTGCTCTGTAAATATGCCATTAGCTTACTGTTACTGATACCGTACCAACTTGTGCAAATAACGGGTCTATCTTTGCATCAAAGTCATCAAACCTTGCCACTCCCACTTGAAGTAAGAAAGGTTCTATTCTATCTGGTCTGGCATCTTTTAATGATTGTGGGTCGTCTGTTTTAATTCTTCCTACAAAGTTTTGTGGGTGATCCCTGTCAGCAACATCTCTTCCAACACGAAGACCTGTTCGCTTTCCGTTGTTAAACTCGTAGACAAGTTCATTTATTGGATATCTGAATCCAGTTCTGTCGCATATTCCAAATGCGTATTTTCCTGTTGCTCTTCCCATCTTAAACCGTAAAAAATGTGTTGTGAGGAACAAACTTTATGGAAGCTGTTTCTGTATCCTCACCTGCTGCTAACTCAAACTGAAACTCATACTCTTGTTTTAGTGCTTGCACTCTACTTGCCACTTCTGGTCTTTTCATCGCTATGTAGTATGCTAAACCCGAAACTAAACATGGTACAAATCGAGGTGGAACATGACTTGTTGTTGTTCCTGCTATACCAGAAGCAATGCTATCTATACCTTTTAATCTAAAAAATGCCAGTGTATACGTTGTGTCTGGAACTGGATGTAGCGTTACTGTTGTTGATCCTGCTAGTCTTTGTACAAATATCTGATTTGGCTTACCTTGTGTATTCTTGTTCGACTTTTGAGCAAACGTAGAAACACTTATTCTACTGACGTTTGTATCTAACTGTGATGTGCCTGTGCCTGTTCTAATAGTATGCTCAATAATATCTATAGTATCTGTTGGCATGGTATATGTTGCTGTACCTGCTGAAAGCGATAATGTGCCAGACTCTATGGTAAAAAGATTTATACCTCTGTTCTGCCACTCTAATGTTAATATTTGAAAACTACGTCTAGCTGTTTTTAGATCATAACCAGACCGCATTTCAAGACCTGCTCTTTCAAAAGCCTCTTCAAATATCTCTGGTAGGTCTGGTGTTACTACAGCCATTATATCTCCCTAAAAGTTATCGATAACTTTTTTACGATTATACAGTAATTGTTTATTTAAAGCTATCATTTAATGAATCCACAACACTATCTATGTTAGGCTCTTTGCTATTAGGTTCGTACTTACACTGGTACTCCATTGGACACTGCCCCTCTACAACTAAACTATATGTATTATTTGCTCCCCTATACAAACACACTTCTTGACCATTCTTTGCTTTTCTTCTTTTGTACCTACGACACGTTATGTATTTAGGGTCTTCTCTTATACCTTTTCTTACTTCTTGTTCCCATGTCCAGTCACTAAACTTCTTTAGAAAGCAGGTAAAGCAATTTTTTATATTATCTGATTGAGCTAAATATATTTTACCATCATCAACACACAGCCACTCAAAAGTCTCTTGACCTCCTTGCTTTCTTACGCAGTTATCCCCACCAACCTCTGTCAAATCCCATGAGGGTGTAGACGAACCCGATAAGAACAACAGAGCCAATAGCAAGAACAACAGTAATAGCCACGATACCAATGACTTTTTCTCTAAATATCTTCCTGTCATATATCTCTTTCTGTCGTCTTTTTCTTATCTGACCTTCCATAGACAATAGCTCATCCCATGCCTTTGATCCATGAGTGAACATTAGGAACTGTTTAAGCTCGTACCTTTGCTCTTCTAGCTTCTTTTTTGCTGTGAAAGCCTCTATTGCTTCTTGTTCTATTGTACCGCCGCTGAAGACTTTACGAAACATTGTGGGATTTTTTGCCGACTTATGGGCGGCATCCACATCGCTAACAGCACCCATCCATCTGGAAAGGTCTTGCGACATGGCTTCCAAGTCTTTACCTGCGGCAAAAGCTCTTTTAATTCCATTAAATGCCGTACTCGCTGTAGCCACAGCGGCAGAGATAGTTACTGGGTCAAACAATTTAGTATGTTTTTCGCATCTTCAGAATGATGGTATATGTATCAGCACTAGAGTGACCCACAGTAGTAAAGTCAATATCGCCTGTCTTCCCAGACCCTGCGTTATTGGACAAACCACCGAACTCACTATAGTCGTGATGACCACTCTGATTTTCACCTAACTCTATTATAAACTTGTCAGAACTTGCATCGAAAAACAACTGAACCTTCATGCCTATGCACTGCCACCAGATTTTTTCTATGGCAACACTACTACAAGTATTGCCATATATATCTGAGTTCAATGCACTGACATCAACCTTCTTCACAGCAGACTCACCTGTGCCGTCAGAAATGTTTGTAAATTTCATAACAACGTGCTTGTCGCCATCAAAAAGGGTTTGTGATGTTACTGCATCAGCCATTATATGCCCCCCTTAGAATACTGAATATTCTAGTTCAACTGTAAATCTTCCTGCTGTTATATCAGCATTAACAGTGGTTGTAGCTCTAGCATATAGATGTACGTTTGCAACGGCTGCTGTTATATTTGGAACAAAGATATGATAGTTTCCTGCTGTGTTATTGAAGTTAATATCAATCTCTGTAATTGACTGTGTAGCACTTAGCTGTTCGTGAAAAGCCGTTACGCCTGCACCTACAATTTCTGTTCCTGTTACGGATGCATTTGTAGCTGTTCCAGAAGTAGAACTTAATGCTAAGTTACCTGCAAGTGTTTGACCTGCGGCTGTTGTAATACCAATCAAAGCTCTGTGTACGAATATCTTTGATGGTGTAACTAGATCATCAGGAGCGTCTACGTTTAGCGTTCCTAATTCTACAAGGCAGTCACCGTCTGCATACGCTGTGCTTGCAGCGTTTGTACTCGCTAATGTACCTGCGAAAGACTGTATCTTTCTAGTACCCATAGAAATGAGTTGACCTGTAGCATTTACAGAAAAACCTGTCTCTGTAATTGCACCAGTGCTTGTGCTTTTGTTGATTGTTTTAAATCCACCAGTTGATCTGACTGGACCTGAAAATGTTGAATTGCCCATATTAATCTCCTTGTCTTGGCAAATGTCAGCTTACGCTGTCAAGGTGAATGAGGGGCAGCCATGAACTACTGCCCCCCATATTAGCTAGTTAAGCGGCTCCTGTTGAACCATAAATTCCAAGTGGATCGGATACACCGAAAGAATATCTTTCTCTCGCTTTGTATCTTACGTTTCCAGTATTGAAATCACCGTCCATGCCAGTCGCCATAGGAGTTCTAACGAAATGCTTCATTCCGTTTGGAACATCTGTGATTATAAAGAAAGCATCGCTATCTGTTAGATAATGATTAACTCTATAGCCCTCTGGGATAGACCCATTGGTCTTGATAGCGTTTAGATCATTGTCAGAAGTTCCCACTCTCAAATCTGTTTGTAGCAATCTAGTTGCTGTAAACATCAATGCAGGTGGAACGATCAGCTTCCTTGGCTTCGCTGCAATCAATAGACCTCTTTCATCTACAAAAGCCGCAATGTCGATCACTGCTTGCTCAAGAGATGTTTCGTTGAGGTCAGCCGCTACTGATGGTTGGTTCCTATTGTTACCGCCTGCCACTGTACCGTGGGAAGCACTAAATAGAAAAGCTCCATCACCAGAGGTGAATGTATCAAAACCAGTGTTCAGAAGTGACGCTGCCTTTGTTTGTTTTGTGTAAGCCATCGCTCTAGCAAGAGCCTTTGTATAACGTGCAGATAAGCTGTCATACAAATTGTCTTCCATAGCTTCCTCTGTAATAGAGAAACCCATAGCCACTGTCTCGTGGTTAAAACGAGCAGTGAATGACTCTTGTGCTGAGTCGTAAGAGATGGATGCACCTTCCTGCTTAACAGGGGCTGCACCGAACCCACTTAGCTTTACTTCTTCCTCAAAACTTCTATCGGAGTTTTCAGTTTCGTAAATTTCAGCGTGTTCATTCTCATAGCCGTCATACTCTAGCCCAAACAATGCGTTTAAGCCTGGGAGTAACTCTTTTAAGAGATTTGCTCTACTCATAACTGCCATGATTAACCACCTCCTGGCGCATTGCCAGATACAACACCGACACCTAATTGGTGACCTGTGTTAAATTTACAGACCATTATTGGAAAGTTTGATCCTCTTTCGTCACCATCGTGACCTCCAAGAAAATCTACAATCCTAACTGGTAGGGCTGCAGTAACTGCTGTCGTGCTAATATCAAGACTAACACGAGAGATACCAAACGTAGCACTTGATGCTGTTTGCTCTAACTCTACGTTAGCACCCAAATCATCATCATTTACTGTTCCGTCTGCTTGTATAGCAAAAAGAATGTTTGGATCATCAGCTACATAAGCCATCCCACTTGTGTGGGCTGCGCCTGACCATTGTTGTGAAAATGTAAGCTGATTAGTGCTTACATCGATGAAACGACATCCTAGAAAAATACCTATAGGTGTACACGCACTTGTGCCTGTATCTTTCTGGATGGTAGTTGTGGAGCCATCGTCATTTAACTTGACGACATCTCCCATACAAATCCTTGTGGAATACGAGGATAGGATTGGGTATTGACGAAAACCACCAGTGTATTCGCCGCCCAAAGTACCTACGGGTCGCAAACCAAAAGGAGCAGATGCGCTAGACATATGTCTACCTCCATTAAGTTGTACGGGTGCTTCGCTCTGGTTTCAGAACGGGCATCCGTGGATCATTGGTTCTCAAGTAAGAATTATCAACACTCTCAATTTGTCGTTGTGACTGCTCTCTATGATATTCCTTACGGGCTTCTACAGTTTCGGTTGCGTTGCTACATAAAAGTAACCCACCAACCTCTATATTTTCAGACCACTTTGAATCGATATCGGGCATAACGTGCAACTCTGGGTGATCTTTAGCCAATACGGGAGTCCAACCTTCACGGAATTTTGAGGATACATTAGGAGTCATAGGTTGCCCCATAACTGCTGTTGCTATCCAACGAAACTTCACACCTTCTCTAGGAGTAGGCGTGGGAAGAAGAGTAGGTCTTTCCCAACCTTTCTTCTTCATTTGCGTCTCTCTCGTTTGCGTGTCTCTTGGTTCTCTATCAGCCATTTGATTGTTCCTTCATTAATTGCGCTGCATACTGCTCATTGCTGAGACCAAGTCGCTTTGCGAGGGCTACTTGGGTTCTTGTTAGACGCACTGTGCGTGATTTTTTTCCG